AGCGCTGGCCGGCCGTGCCGGAAGCGCTCATCTCACGCGGGCCGTGCCCGCAAACCACTGGCCGTGCCAGGGAGAACCCGATGAGCGAACCGACGACTGATCCCCAGAACCCGCCCCCGGGGCAGAACGATCCGAAGCCCGAGCCCGGCAGTGCCGGCGGTGGCGAGGATCTCGCCGCGACCCTGAAGGCGCTCCGATCGAAGCTCGACTCGGTCTACAAGGAGCGCAACGAGCTGCTGAAGCGGTTCGGAGATCTCGACCCCGAGGCGGCTCGCGCGGCGTTGCAGGCACAGGCCGACCGCGAGAAGGCCGATGCCGAGAAGAAGGGGGAGTGGGAGCGCCTGCGCACCAAGCTGGCCGAGGAGCACGGCAAGGCGCTCGAGAAGGAGCGCGCCACGGCCGCGCGGCTGCGGTCCTCCCTCGAGCGGCAGATCGTGCGCGCCGAGGCGGTCCGCGCGATCGCCGCGGCGAAAGGTGACCCCGATCTCCTCCTGCCTCACGTCCTCGCCTCGGTCGAGGTCGTCGAGGAGGGCGACGAGTTCGTCGCCCGGGTCCTCGACCCGAAGGAGCGGGGCAAGCATCGGTTCAACTCGAAGGGCGAGTACATGACGATCTCCGAGCTGGTGACCGCGGATCTGCGGGAGCGGTTCCCGCGAGCGTTCGAGGGCTCCGGCACGGGCGGCAGCGGGGCGACCGGCTCCGCTGGCAGCGAGGGAGGCGGCGCAGTCGTCCTCACCCGCGATCAGGCGAAGGACCCGGCAACCTACCGCCGGGCGAAGGCGGAGGCCGAGCAGCGGGGAGTTCCCCTGCGTCTCGCCTCCTGAACCGCGCCGGCCCGCTGACGGGCGGCGCTTGAAAGGGAGTGCCCCAGATGGCGACCAACACGCTGTCCGTCTACGACCCGATTTTTTACGCTCAGGAGGCCCTGCTCGCGCTCGAGAAGAACCTCGGCATGGCTAGCCTGGTGCACCGCGGCTACGACAAGCAGCCGCAGCAGCGCGGCTCGGTCATCACGATCAAGAGCCCCGCGACCTTCTCGGCTGAGAACGCGCCGAGCTCGGCGCAGGACCTGGTGGCTGGCGAGGTCCAGATCACCCTCGACCAGTGGAAGGAAGTCAAGTTCGAGCTCACCGACAAGGAGCTCTCGGCGACTGGCGAGGAGATCATCCGCGATCACATCCGCCCGGCCGCCTACGCGCTGGCCGACGACATCGACCAGGCGCTGCTGAAGCTCTACAAGTTCATCCCCTGGTATCACGACGTCGCTTCGACCGCGGCGCACACGGATCTCCTCTCGGCTCGCAAGATCCTCCGCGACAACAAGGTCCCGCTCCATGACGGGAACCTCTTCGCGGTGGTCGACAGCGACATGGAAGCCGACCTGCTCGGCAACTCCGCATTCACGCAGTACACCGGGGCCGGTGATGCCGGCGTCACCGCGCAGATTCAGGGCAGCCTCGGCCGGCGGTTCGGGATGGAGATCCTGGCGAGCCAGAACATCCAGACCCACACGAAGGGGTCGGCGAGCACCGGCACGCTGGCCGCGAACGGGGCGGCAGCGGCCGGTGCGACGAAGGTCAACCTGGACGCTGCTGCGGTCACCGGGACCCTGGTGGCTGGTGACTCGCTCCGCTTCGCGGGGCACTCGCAGCGCTACGTCGTGACGGCGACGGCGACCGCCAGTTCCAACGCCTTCACGAGCGTCGGCATCTACCCGGCGCTGAAGAAGGCCGTGGCGGACGACGAGGTCGTCACCGTCAGCCTCGACAACCACAGCGCTGCGCTCGCCTTCCACCGGCACGCCTTCGTGCTCGCGACCGCGCCGCTCTCCGAGCTCGGCGGGCAGCTCGGCGCGAAGATCGCCACGGTCGCGGATCCGCAGACCGGGCTCTCGCTGCGCAGCCGGCTCTTCTACGACGGCAGCAACTCGAAGGTAATCGTGGCGCTCGACGTGCTCTACGGGGTGAAGACCCTCGAGCCGAACCGCGCGGTGCGGCTCCGCAACTGAGCGGCAGGGGAGTGGCGGGCGGGGCTCGGTCGGCTCCGCTCGCCTCCCCGTCCGAGAGGAGAAACGCGATGAAGTATGAGCTCTGCGCGGTGCAGGATCCGGCCGATCCCCGGCGCCGGCTACTGATCCGCGCGCAAGACTTCGCCCCCGGGATCCACACGCCCTGGGAGTCCCAGCGGGGGCCGAGTGACGAGGAGACCGCAGAGGCGCCTCCGAAGCCGAAGCGGCCGCGCAAGCAGAAGGGGAGCAACGGGTGAACGCTCGGCGCGCCAAGGCCCTGCGGCGGGCAGCGCGAGCTGCGCAGCGGGACTGGGTCCGGCGCAACGCGGTCGTTCGGGTTTCGTGGTGGGCACGCCTCGCGCTTGCGGTCCTGAGGCAGCTGGCGGCGCTCGGCGCCCCCGGTTGCAGCGCCGCGGCACGGCGCGTCGGTGCCCTGGGCGTGCGGGTCGAGGTGCGCCCGCCGAGCTTGCATGGAACGGGCCGGCGGGCGGTGGCTCCCTCCCCGCGCCGCTCTCTCCTCGGCGTCTGCTCCCGCAGGCCGTCCGCCGGCCCTTTCTCGACAGCGGGAGGGGAGCTCCCGTGACCCTGATCGTGGAGACGGGCGCCGGGCTCGCTGCGGCGGAGAGCTACGCCTCGGTCCCCGCGCTCGACGCCTACGCGGTCGCGCATGGCAGCCCGGCGATCTGGTCCGCGGCCAGCCTCGAGCTGAAGGAAGCCGCGCTCCGGTATGCCACGGCCTGGCTCGACGGCCGCTACGAGTGGGCGGGCGCGGTGCGCGACTCCTCGCAGGCCCTGGCCTGGCCGCGGGCCGGGGCGACAGATCCGGATGGGCGCGGGTTGACCGGGATACCCCCACGGCTCGTGCGCCTCACCTGCCAGGCGGCCCTCTACCACCTCGAGGAGTCACTCGCAGCGCCGCTGGCGCGCGGCGGAGCGATCAAGCGCGAGAAGGTCGGCCCGCTCGAGGTCGAATACGCCGACGGGGCACCGGCTTCCCGCACGTTCAGCTACCTGGATGACCTGGCCGCGCCACTGCTGAGCTCTTCTGCAGGTGGATACGGCGTGGTCCGGCTGGTGCGCGCATGACGCTCCTGGCGCTTACCCTCTTCGAGTCGCACCCGGAGGTGATCTCCGCGATGGTGTTCATCCTCCAAGTGCTGGTCGCCACTCTCGTGGCCGTCCTGACGGCCTACTTCAAGCGGGAAGTCGAGATGTTGCGGCGTGCGGATGCCGAGGAGCGCTGCGAGCGCAGCGAGCTCGAGAAGCGCGTCCGCTCCGAGATCGCGACCGTCTTCGGCCGGCTCTCCGCCGTCGGGGAGCGCTTCGATCGCGTCGACACTGCCGCGGCAGATCGCCGCGTGGCCATCGCCGCGCTGGAGGCGCACTACACGGAGATCAGCCGGCGGCTGGATCAGATGGGCTCCGAGCTCCGCGAGCTCAATCGCCTGGTGCGCGAGGTCGTGCACCGGCGGCGCGCCACGGACCACGCGGGCTACGGGGAGTGACGCGATGCCCGGAGCCATGGACAAGACCCTCCGTGCCGCGGCAGTCCGCCTGATCGGACGCTACGGAGCGCCCATCGAGATCCGGCGCCGCGCCGGGGGCGGGTACGACCCGAATACCGGCGCGCTCGCTTCGGGGGGGCAGGTCCTTTCTGCCCCGGTGCTGGGTGTCCTCGAGCGCTTCTCCCCGGCCGAGATCGCAGCCGGAGTGGCGGAAGCTCCGGACGTCAAGGTCCTGCTCGCGGCGGCCAGCGTGGCTTCGCCGCCGCAACGAGGCGACGAGCTGGTGCTCGAAAGCGGGCGTTGTCTGCAGGTGGTGGCCGATCCGGAGCAGCTCTACTCCGGCGCGCAGGCCTGTCTCTACTCCGTGCGAGCGCGAGGCTGACCATGTTTGTCGTGCTCAACCTGGAGGAGTTCGAGAACGATCTGGATCGCTGGTCCGACGAGATCCTCCCCGAGAAGATCTCCAAGATCCAACTGAAGCTGGCGTTCGACCTCTTCGCGGCGCTGGTGCGACTCTCGCCCGTCGACAGCGGCCGCTACCGCGGCTCGTGGACGATGGCCGCAGGCTCCCCCGACGAGTTCACCCTGCCGGAGGCAGTTGGGCACCGACGCGGTGACCCACCCGTCTACGGCCCGCCACAGGCGAATGACCTGCGGCCAGCGACCACCTGGGCAGCGCTCAACGTCATCTGGCTCGCGAACCATCTGCCCTACGCCGAACGCCTCGAGGAGGGGCATTCCGGGCAGGCGCCGAGCGGGGTCGCTGCGCCCGTGCTCGCCAGCCTCGAAGCGGGTGGGTTCCTGCGCCGCGTCGAAAGCGAGGCCGACTGATGGCGTTCGGAGATGAACAGAAGGTGGTCCGCGAGGTGCTCGCGAGCTGGGAAGACACCGTGGTCGACTGGTCGGACTTCAACGCGGGGCGCTTCGAGCCCCCGGCGCCCGACCCCGCGGCGGGCGAGCAGGCCAGCTGGATCCGCCCTTCGGTGCGAGTCGGGGATGCGCGGCGCGCCGAGCTCGGCCCCGTGGCGATCCGGCGCACCACCGGCGTCGTGATCGTGCAGGTCTTCGTGCCGATCGGGGCGGGCGATGCGATCGCGGCGTCGCTCGCCGCTTCGGTGGCCGCCATCTTCCGCGACCTCGAGCAGAACGGCATGCAGTTTCTCGAACCGCAACCGCGACCGGTCGGGCCGGAACCCGACGGCGCCTGGTATCAGGTCAACGTTGAAATCCCGTTCCGGCGGGACGAGAGGATCTAGGAGGTCCACATGGGCAGCAGCAACCGGGTGCGCGTGGCCTACGTCGCCGAGAGCAACTGGGGCGTAACGCCGGCCACCCCCACTCTCACCACGGTGCGGCGGACCGGGGGGAGCCTGAAGTCTCCCACCGAAACCGTCACCAGCAACGAGATCCGCTCCGATCGCAACCGCGCGACGGTGCAGCGGGTGGGGGTCTCGGCCAACGGCTCGATGGAGTTCGAGCTCAGCTACGGCTCGCACGACGATCTGCTGGCCGCGGCTTTCGCCTCGGCCTGGACGACGGCGATCAACTTCAGCGGTTCGGTCCAGATCACGGCACTGACCGGCACCATCGAAGCGACGGCGGCGTTCACGAACGCCTTCGTGGGGCAGTGGCTCAAGCTCTCGGGCTTCACCACGCCCGGGAACAACGGCTACTTCCGGGTCGCGACGAAGGATTCCGCGAACAAGATCACGGTCGAGGACCCCGGTTCGGTCCTCGAGGACGAGACCAAGAGCGCGGCGATCACCTCCGGCGGCTGCCTCCGCAACGGGACGACGGAGTCGTCGTTCACCATCGAGCAGTCGCACCTCGATCTCGGCTTCTACCTCCAGTTTCTCGGCATGCGCGTCGGCGGAGTGAACCTCTCGATCCCGGCGAGCGGGCTCATCACCGGCAGCTTCGACTTCCAGGGCAAGGAGGCCACGACCTCGGCCGCGACCATTGCGAACACCCTCACGGCTGCCGGCACCAACCCGGTCTTCAACGGCACCTCGCACTTCGCCGCGCTCACGGTGGGCGGCGCCGCGCTGGCGGACAATCTGACCGAGATCTCCGTGGCGCTCACGAACAACCTGCGGCAGCGGCGGGCGCTCGGTTCGCTCGCTCCAGTCGGCGTGATCTACGGCACGGCGGATGTCACCGGGTCGTTCCGGCTCTACCCGACCGGCAAGACTCTCATCGACAAGTACCTGGACTTCGAGGAGTCCAGCCTGGCGCTGCGCCTCGTGGGCGGGGATGGGAAGAAGAGCTACATCCTCACGATCCCGAAGCTCGTCTTCACGGGCGACCTGCCGGAGACCGGCGGGCTCGATGGCGACGTCACGCTCGATCTGAACTGGACCGCCTACTACGACTCCGGGCTCGACTGCACCATCCAGCTCGATCGCTTCGCGGCCTGATGACTCCCCCCGGAGCCTCGGTGTCGGGGCTCCGGGGACAACCTGAAAGGAGAGAACGAATGTCTTACCTGTACGACTTCGACGTCGACCTCGAGACCGAGGGCAAGTGGATCGAATGGGGAGGCGGAGTGGCCTTCCTGATCGCCGCCGCTGGCAACGAGAACGCGAAGCGGCTTTCGGAGAAGCTCAACGCCAAGTACTCGCGCCCCGGGTTCCGGTCGCGTCAGCCGACGGAGGAGGAGGCGGTCGAGAACCTCCGGAAGATCACCGCGCACGCGATCTGCCGGGGCTGGCGCGGTGACCTGCGGAAAGTCTTCGGCCCGCAGTTCGCTGACCAGCTCCGAGCGCTCGGGGTCAGCGTCGACGACGACGTTTGCCCGTCCTATACGCCCGAGGTGGCCGAAGGGCTCATGCGGCTCGAGGTGGTGCGCCCCGGGAGCACGGCGGTCAACAAGATCGGCGAGCGCTTCCTGCGTGACGTGGTCCGCGTGGCGACCGAAGAGGACCTCTTCCGCGCCGAACAGGTGGAGGAGGACCGGGGAAACTGACCGAGGCGCTCCGCTGGGAGCTCTGGTGGAGCCGCCTCCCTGAGAAGGAGCAGGATGCGATTGCGGAGCGCAGACGGAGTGGCAAGCGGGTGCGACCGGAGCATCTGCCCCCGGAGATCCCCGCGCACCTGGCGGCGATCTGGGCCGGGTTCTGGGACCTCGACTCCTGTCGCATGGCCGGCATGGTCCCGGGGCGCATCCCGTACACCGCCATGCTCGCCTGGCTCGACGAGCACGGCGTGTCCGTCCCGGACCTCCGCCGCTGGTACGTCGAGCTCTGGCAGGCGCTTGACGCCGAGCTGCTGCGCGAGGCGGCGAAACACTCTCGCCCAGAACCGACGGAGTCAGCCGGGCCTGCGAGGCCGGGCTCGCGCGTGACGAGGCGGTAGATGGC